AGTTTCGTTAAAGCAAGCATCCAAAGAGCTAGGCTGTTCTCCTCAAACGATTTTGAAAACCTGTAAAATGCATCAAATAGTATGGCTCTATAATATCCCTCAATATCCAGATGCGGAAGTGGTTTTAAGCATCTTACAAACCCATAAGCGCAAGGAAGCATATCAGATTTTAGGATTTTCTCACCAAACGGCATGGAACCGCTTTCCTGAAGTGATGAGAAAGATTGCCAACCCGAATCGGTTAAAAAGGGGTGTGTCTCAGGATTCTCCTGCTCTCCAAATAGAGTGATAACTTTAACGCACCTTGCCTTGTAAGGCTGGATTTTATCAGTAACTCGACAGCCCCCTTCTAGGGTTTTTACATAATCACCGATTTGAATATCTTCTATTTTTTTAGAAGTCCCGCTTTCCATTAAAATAAGACTTCCTACTGCTAGGCAATAAGAATGACCCTGATACTTTGTTGCGTCCTCTAGTCTCTCTACAAATCTTAACTTAAGAGTCCCCCCACTAGGGAATATCCAAGTTTTTTTAGTAGCAAGCCATTTTCCAATGCCAGTAAAAAGCTCATGGCTTCTTTTAATAATTTCCTCTAATTCGTTATAACTTTTACGAAATAAGATACCCTGCCAATTAGCACCGTAGGTATCAACATCTTGTAGGAAATCGCCTAAAAGATAATCAGATTTACCACCACCACGAGCACCACCAAAGAGTAATATATCACACCAAGTAGCTTCTATAGCTGCTAATTGAGGCCCGATTTGTGGAGTCCAAGCAGCTTCTCTAACTATCTCTGCTTCATATTCAGGTTGCCAGACTTCAACCTCTAGATCGTCCCCAAAATCATCGTCAGTCATCAAACTCATCACTAGGAAGGATTTCCATTTCAGGATTCGGATTTACCAATCTTTGATTATATTGCTTCATCCATTCTTCACGAGAGATAGGAGGAGGCTTGCTAACAAGTTCAATAGCACCGCCATCTTTACCAGTATGCTCAATTTTACTAGTATCAGACATCCCACATAAACTACCAAGCATTTTAGTAATAACAGCAGGAACACCTTCAGCCAAAGCTAATTCAGCAGCAATAAGAGTTTTATTAATCCACTTAGCACGACTACCAGCTATTTCCTGAGCAAAGTGTTTATCTAAAGAAGGTACAGACATACCTAAATGAGCAGCCATCTCTTTTTTAGTAGTACAGAAAGCATTATTTAAAACATACTCTCTATCCTCAAAGCTAACCTTTTTAAAAGGCCTACCCTCTGGTAGCTTATAAGGGTTTCCATGCTCATCAATATGAATCTTGGTTCTCCCGTCCATTATAAATTTTTTAGCCTTCGTCAAAGCTCGCCCCTCGCTTTTATCGTTTGTTCCTCACTCATATAAAATGCATTATAAGCCATAAAGAAATACTTTACAACACCCCTTAATGCTAATAAAATAAAACACTGTAATCAATTATTATCTTGGTAATTTAAAAAAAATATGATATTAGCACAAGGCGGATGTTGCTAATTGCTTCTATAGGAACACACATTGTTCGTCCCTCACTCGTGTGTCTTTCATAACTTCGTTATGTTTTTTTATTTGTTCACTACTCACTACGTTCGTGGAACAAATTATTTACGGGACATAGCTTCGCTCGTCCCTTTTTAATCTATATAATTGATTCTGATCTATCATCGAGATCTATTATTTACCTGAAAAATTTTTGGAGTTAGACGATCTACTGGATTTTAGATTATAGGGGATTTTTATAATTAATTTCTCTATTAGGCTAATTTGTAAAGTATTTCTTGACTGATATTTTAGGGTAGATAGAATACCTGCTGTAATACGCTACCGCTCTGTAAACATCCCTACATTTCGAGATTACAATTTAAAACACAATCTCTATTAGGCTAAAACGTAATCATAACCTACTGATAGCACTGTATATATTGTGTGTGCTACGCTATACTATATACCTTGCCTTGCCTGTGGTACATAATAATATAATATTGTTTTAATTTATTTATGTGTGATAGTTCTAAATATTTTGATGTGATTATGTGTGTGAAATAATATAAATCACTACCCTACTACTACATCACATACCTAACACTTGCATAGCATATCAAGCAACTGCATCATATATCAAGCAATACACTCTTATAGATACATGACATAGTTATTTACTATTACATATCATAACTATATCTTATCATCTTACCTATTATCATAAGTATTACTAATAGCTACTACTGGCTACTATTAGCTACTATTAGCTACTATCTATAGCGATCTATTAGCGATCTATATATTTATTTTATTACACGATACAAATATTTTCTATTAAGCAATTAAACGGTAGAATGGTCATTCTATTATGTAAACTTTTTCTTTACATATGACATCATATATACGATACTTAACTTGTAGCAAGGGAGCTACTAACTAATAAGGATAATATGAACTATTACGCAATAATTAAAGATAATCAAATACAATCAATCGGCATAGACTTAGATAGTCTTAAGGCACTGTATCATAACGATATCAACCTACAAATTGAATCTATTAGTAAGCAAAGATTTTATAGTTTATTCCTTAACTCTAAAGCAGATAGGAGTTTTGATATGTCACCGTGTCTATCTTGTGGGCAAGCGCTCTCTTATACAACCGAGGTTTGTTGCTCTACTGCTAATGCTGAATGTGGTTGCAATGGTGCTCCTGTAGAGCCTCAACTATGCGATAATTGCTTTGATAAAGTTATCAATAACATTAACTAATTATATTTAGGCTCTAGTTAAGGCTAGGGCTTATAATGCAATTATGCAGATATAAAGGATAATAAAATGGATAAATACTACTACTTGAAAGATTATAGCAATGACACGATCAAAGATGTTTTAATAACCCATTCAGACGCTTCATCTTATAATGACTATCAACGTAATATAGATCAAGCTATTGATAAAATGAAAAAACTCAATCTTAGAGTAAATAAAGAAACGAACACGGTTTATGTGCAAAATGATTGGGTTTGTCGTAATTCAAGAATAGAAGATCGTGAAGTTATCCAAGATGAAATTGAAGCGATTGTGTGGTATTTTAGACCGCAGATATACAACGAATCGTTTAAACTTAAACATGCATTATAAAACCTACTAATTATGTTTTAGATTCAGCTAATAGCTGGATCTGTAATGTAATTAATTAAGATTACAGATAAAAGGATAATAATAAAATGAAAGAACAAATTATTGAAGCAATCAAAGATGGTTTGACTCATAAAGGTAACGGGCAAGGCTATGGATGTGGTCGAGCTTATGTTTGTTTGGGCAAGGTAGATAGAAAGACTTTGAAAGCTTATCAAGATGCATCAAAACAATTAAATATCAGGTATCTTGCTGAAGCTTACGGATCAGGGAAAAGAGCCCTATATATTGGATATGATAATGCTTCAGGTATACCACTCGCTCAATCTGAAGCAATTGCCAATAATTTAATTAAGCTTGGGCTCCCTGCTTATGCAGATACTGTCTGTGATTAAGCTAATTATATTTTGAGCTAGCTTGTTAGCTAGTTCTATAATGTAATTATATTACAGAGTTAAACAATAAAAGGATAATAATAAAATGACAACAATAACAAAGAATGACCCACAAGCAATTGAGAAATATACTCGTAAACTTGAAGCCTTAACAAAGCTTCAAAACGATATGAAAGCTATTAATAAGATATGTTCAACAGTTAAGTTAACTAATGAGCAAAAGTCTGATAAGCTTAAAGAATTATATAAATTATCAGATAATACTATTCAAGAGCTATTAAACCCTAAATATAGTTTTGAGAAACAAGGCTTTCAAACTTGGAGATTAACAAATAACAATGCTGAGATATCTAGAATTAATAAAAGAATTAAGGAGATCCAATCTTATCAATCTGAGGAGGATGTAATAGCAGATAAGGCTGATTGTTCTTTTGAGATATGCCATAATGAAAACAGGATAAGAATATACTATCCAGCAAAACCTAGTTCAGAAGTTATTCAAGACTTAAAAGCACATGGTTTTAAATGGGCGCCAACGTTGGGAGCTTGGAGTGGTTATATTAACCCAATAACTGAAAACTTTGTAAGCAAACTAAACTAGAGGAATAATGACTAAACAATACGATTTATGGGTGTTTAACAAAATAATAAGGGAGAAATCTATGGATAAACAAAACGAATATTGCATGGTTTGCAATAAAGAACTGGATTATGTGGTTGAATATTGCTGTGGCTTCAATAACCCTGAATGTGGCTGTCGTGGCTTGCCTGTAGAGCCTCCAGTGTGCAGCAATGAATGCTATGACATAGTGATGAAAGAAGAAAGGGGGGAACGTGATTGAAAATCCAAAAATAGGTGAGAAAGTTTGGTTCCTTAAATTTCCTCATACTGGGAAATACATAAGAACCACACTAGAATCTCACGTCCCTAGAGCCTTTCAGGGAGAAATTGAGTTTGTTTGGGACGAGGGAAGTGTATCTATTAAGGGCTATAACCTAAGTAGATCACTAGATTGCTTATTTAGGAATAAGAGAGAATTAATAAGGAGAATATGAAAATAGAAACAAAATACGAACCATATCAAGAAGTTTGGCATATGAGAAACAATAGACCTGCTAAGTTACACATAATGAATATAACTGCTCATTATGAAGGTTATTACCTAGACGGCATACGAGGATCTAAACTTAAGATTACCTACATGCAAGACCATCAAACCTTTGACAGGGAAGAAAACTTGTTTCCTTCTAAAGAAGCATTATTGGAGAGTTTAAAATGATTGATATTAATACAGAATTTACAATTGATGAGCTAATGACAATTAAGCACATGCTAGGCATTAGAAAAGAAAACAGAATATACCGCAATGGTTATGTCCTAAATCATCTGATATCACCCTCTCCTGTTGGTGATTTAGTCGAAAAGGGGGTTGTCATTATGATGAAGGAGAAAACAAAATCTACTACTGACAAAAGCCCTAACTCATATGAATTTTATGTTCATCAGGATTGGGTAGAAGAATTTAGCAAGCTTTTTAACGCTAAAGTATGCTTATAGCTTTAATTAATTTTAGCAATTAGATCAAACAATTCACTAGCGGGTATTTTATAAGTATCTGCTAGCTTTAAAATAAAACTAAAAGTCGGGTTAGATTTTTGGTTATACTTACCAAAGTATGCTTGACGGCTAATGCCTAAATCCTTAGCAACTTGGCTAGGTTTTAAATTATAAGTCTTTTCAATATGTTTAAGAATCGGTTTTAAGGTAGTGCTCATCAGATATAATTGTATATTATTTGTTTACATATAGCAATAGAATGATCATTCTATTATGTAAAAAAATAATTGACAATATATAATATGAAATATATAGTTAGTTAGTAGTTAATTTTAGCAATAAAAGGATAAAATAAAATGGAAATTTGGGATCTAGATAAAGAAAGAGCTGATAAACCTGAAGCATTAAACTGGATTAGAAAGCATAATTATCATTTAGGCAATCACGAGAGCTTGAAAGTTAATGACATTGTTTATTTTAATACTGGATTTAATGATCATATACCTGCGAAAGCTAAAGTTAAGGGGATCAACGGTAATGACATTTATGTTTATAAGGATTGCTATTGGTACCCAATTAATTTTAGTCGAATAACTAAAATTGAATCTATTAGTTTATAAAAGGACAATAAAATGACAGGAATACAAACAAAACTAGAATACCTTAAAGAGCTTGAAAAACTAACTTTAAAAGCACTTCAAGCAATTACCGATGTCAATGACTTATGCGGTTTTGGTATTGATAACGGTTTCTGCTGTGGTTGTGGTGGCGATATTGATAACCAAGATTATTTAACTGAATCACTTGAGAATATAAGAAAGGCTATCAAAACAGAAGAATTTATGCAGGACGATGACGAATCAGGATTCGATCTCATTGATTACATAAAATCAATAGAAGAAGCTTATGAGTCAGCTAAAAAAGGGAGTAAATAATATGCATATAGAAACACATCTAATTTACAGTAAGCTTGAGGACTTTATCAAGCGACCTTTAAGCGAGGATATAGCAGAAATAAACGCTTATCATCGTGTACGGGCTTATATAGAACTATTAGTTAATCAGCAAATTGAAGAAATGGGGCTAGCTTGGGAGGCTGGTCATGTAGACTCAATGCGATTAGTTAACGAAAAAACAGGAGAAGTTTAATCATGGACGGTAGAATGTTAGCAGAAAATTATGACGGTATGATGATAACTATTGAGCAAGCCTATAATCAGCATGTTCAATCATTAATACAACACAGAGACAAGGAGTTTGTGTTAGCAGACGTGTTATTTGAGCTGGAAAGTTTGAGAAATACAATTGATTATGATTTAGAAAAACTATTTAAAAGGACAACATAAAATGAGCATTTACAAAAAACTATTATTAGTAAAATCAGAGTTATCAGCAGTTAAGAAAGACTTAAAGAATCCGTTCTATAAGTCTAGCTATGCAGATATTAATAGCTACCTAGAAGCAGTAGAGCCAGTGCTACAAAAACATGGGCTAGTATTATTACAGCCAGTTGAGGGCGATATGTTAACTACCTTTATAATAGATCCCGAATCTGATCAAAGAGTCAGGTCTTTTATTAAACTACCTGACTTAGGAGATCCCCAAAAGCTTGGTAGTGCTATTACTTATTACAGACGCTATACGCTAGGCAGTTTGCTAGCTATGCAAGCTGAAGATGATGACGGTAATTCTGCATCTGGAGTAACAGATAAAAAACAACCATTAGCTAAACAAGTAGTTAAAACAACTATATACAAATATAGAGTTGATAAGCTGATGGAAAAACAAGACTTTGCTAACTGGTTAAAAGTTTCTGGCTATGAAGTAGACTTTCAAGTTCTACCCAATGGCGACGAAATTAAGTTTATAGCAAGCACTGAGCAAATAGACGCTTTGAAAGCTTATTTGATTAAATAAATAAAATAGGGAACTGTCAAATAATACTTGATAGTTCCCCAAAAAAGGATGAATGAAAATGAAATTGTATGAGATAATAACAGAGTTGCAGGACTTAGAGCAATACCTTGAAGATTATGCAGATAATAACGGTGGCGTGTTGCCTGACGATGCACTAGCAAGATTAAACGAACTTGAATCACAGAAAGATAGAATACTGACAGGTTTTTACAAGTCAATTAAAAATAGGATGCACTTAGACGAATGTATAGATGCTGAAATCAAAATCTTTGAAAATGGTATTACGAAACTAAAGCAAAGAAAGGCAAAGAACGAAAGAACACTAGAGGGCTTAAAATCACTTATAGGGCAAATTATAGGTGAGGGCACTAAGTACTCTAACGGAGTGGTAAGCTTCTCGTGGCGAGCCTCTAAGGAGCTTGTAACAGATAAGACTTGGCAATACCCTGACACGTTCTATAGATCTAAAGTTACTAAGACACTTAGCAAAGAGGATATGAAAAAATATATCAAAGAAGGTGGCACTGTAGAAAATGCTTACATTCAGAAAAAACAAAATTTACAGGTGAAATAACTAAAGTTTAGAAATAGGTTGTACGATAAGTTTAAAGCTGGAATTAATCAGCAATAAAAAAGGATAGATGAAAATGAAAAAGGGAAACAAAAAGAGTGCTATTATAGCTAGCAATAGATTAAAGATAGCACTTAATAAAGCAGAGAAAAGAGAACCATTGACACTTAAGGAACATGCAGGGATTAAACGCCTTGTAATGGCTCTAGGGGGCTTAATTGTAGTTAGTTGTATGAGTTGCAGTGGCTTTAATGCTTCGTTCTGTCAGGGGAACGGCTGTAAGATGAATGCAGACTTTGCAACTGGAGTTATAGCAGAGACTAAAAACCCAGCTAATGAGAAGTCAAGTTACTGGCAAGCAAGAGAAAACGATACTAATCGCTTGACTTGGATGGAGAGTCTTTTCGGTAAAAGGGGGCAATAATGAGAATACTATGCAATTACGTCCTTGGATTTTTTGCTAGTCTAGGCTTTTATGCGTTCCTCGTGGGGGCATGCCACTTGCCTAACTTTATGGCTTTGCTAGTGAGGTAATATGGATATAGTATTATTTGTAGCTATATCAGGCTTGGCATTTGGATTAATGCTCTGTCCTGTAATAGCTTGTTTAATGTAATTAACCGCCCTTTAATTAGGGCATTTTAAAGGATGAATATGGACTGGGAATATGAGGAAGAACAAAAAGAATTAGAGGCACAAGAACAAGCTTCTGCCGATGCTCAACTTAAAGATAACTTGATAAGCGAGTCAATTAAAAAGTTAGGCAGTTTTTTTGACGTTTCAAACGATATGTTAAAAGAAATATTGGCAAACATAGGAATAGATATAGCAAGAACTATGCGTGGTGAGATAATGGCAGCTATGCGTAAGTTAGTTGAAATTGAATGCGGTAAATTAATTAAGGAGATGGCAAAGGTTGAATTAAAAAGCATTTTCTTAGATGTCATTAGTTCACAGGTTGTTGTCGCTGAAGTTGGCTGGAAGGAAAAAAGGCTAGAGATTAAAGAAATTATCTTTAAGGAATACCAAGAGAAGTTAAACAGCTTTTATAATAAAGAACAAGTGAACGCCCTAGCCCAGGTAGCAGTCAAAGATCTTCTATCTAAGGATATTGAGGCAATGTCAAAAGACGCTATTAACCAATTCAAGAAAGATTTATCTGATGAAGTTAACAAGACAGCTATGCAGAATATTACAAAGGCTATTGCTGGGGCAATTAGTTCTGATAGTAAACTTCTAGCTATTTTAAAGGCTTAATTTTATGCCTCGAGTGTAGTTTGGATATTTGTGGAGGGTATACGACCTGTGCGAATATCTCTTTCGCTCTTACCGCATATCGAGGCACTTTTTAAAATGGATTAATATGAAAGTCATAGAAACAAAATACACATGTGATATTTGTAAGGAAATAATTCCCTGTGGGGCTAAGTATGACATTAAACCTAGAATTATACAGGTAGTCTTTACTACGGAACAAAATGAAGGTAGGAGTGTGAAGCCTTATTTGAGCGGACAAAGTATGCATATATGCACTGAATGCGAGAATAAATTAATCACTCGCTATCCATTAATAGGTTGCGGTGCACAAGGATATAATGAATATAACTTTAAAAAAGTTAGAGATGAGTTGATATGAAAAAATTAATAATATTAACAGCAATTTCTTTAATCTCATGTAGACAATACGATCTGCAACTAGAAAAGATTAAGTATTATGCCAGGAAGCACCAGATCCAAGAGCACTTAGCACTAGGATTAGTTAAAGAAGAAAGCCAGTTTAATTCTAATGCTAGGGGGTCAGTGGGGGAGATTGGACTTACTCAAGTATATCCAAAATATCATCGTGAAAGATGTAAACTAGTAGCTGATAGTGATCTACTAGATGATGATATTAATTTAGATTGTGGATTTAGCTATTTAAGAAAGCTTTATGTAGAGAGTGGCAGTATCACAGAAGCATTAGCTAAGTATAATGGAGGCAGTAGAGGGCATCATAAGCCTGTATGTATAGCTTATGCACATAGAGTTTTAAAACATTCAAAGGAGTATTTATGACAGAAGAAAAGAAAATAGAAGGTGCTTTTACTTTAGAGCTTAGCGGCGGTGGTGGTTGTAATGAAACTCAGGGGGATCGGTATATCTCTGAGAGATTAGGCATCGTCGGGAAACCTTTTATCCAGACCTTTACAGAACCAACTAATAATATAAGCTTCCATGCAGGGAGGGAAGTTATTAAGCTTTGTGGTAATGGGGATGTTTATATACGTGGTGAATTAATGGAAAATAATAAACAATTACTAGATGCTATGAAGGCATGGTTAATGCAGTGTAACCTTTATCATGAGGGCATATGACAATTAAAGACATTGAAAGAAAATTAATGGAGCCAAGTAAGATTTCGCTAGCTGAAATTCGTCAGCTAAAAAGAGAACTTGTTTTGCTTAGAAGTTTAGAAAAGAAAAAGAAAAAAGGACAAACAAGATGAGTGTAGATATTTTTTTATTCATATGCTTAATATTAAACAATCTAGTTATAATTTTAATAATAGTGAAAACTGAGAAAGATATTAACAAACAATTAGATCGATTAGAAGACAAAATAGATAGTCGCACTCATGCACTACAAGATGAAATTTTTTATGTTAAACAAGGAGGCATTGACTAAGATGAATAAAAGAGAGTTGGGCTATGGAATATACTTAGTTACGATTATAATCTTTACTATTTTTGTAGCCTATTGCTGTAAGGCAGATGAGTTTGAAAAGCTTCAACAGAAAGTTGAAGCACTAGAGCAAGCTAGGGAAGATGATGCTGAACAACTAGAAGATCCTTTCTACTGGAGTATGAGAGAACAAATTCAGAATAGCTATACAACTGGATACGAGAGCAGTACATCAAGAGTATTAAAGCAACAGATGTTAGCTGATAGTTATCCTGAGTACTTTGACCCTAATTATAATTACAACAAACGTAAAAAATATATTGACATGTACGACTACTAGTATATAATATTTATACAGTAATCCGAACATTAAATTATTATCCTTTGGGCTAGTTCATTTAGCTAGCCCTTTTTTCAAAACAAACATATGCACAAAGAACTAGAACTACAAAGTTATGTCAGGTACATGCTTGAAGGTGGTAACGCTACTGGCTTTAAGATTCTGTATTATTTATCACTCAACGAAAAAACAAATCTTAGTCATCGGGAGTTAGCTAAAGAGATAGGGGTCTCTGCTACTTCAGCATACATGGAGTTAAAACGACTTGCTAAACTAGGCTATATAACTGCAAAGCAAAAAGAGATTGCTATAAACTCTTAATTGCTCTAATATTAGTACATTTGAACATATATAGGAGCTTTAAGCATGGAAGAAACTCAAACTAAAATTATGTCAGGCATGATACCAGCTAGTGTATTGAGCGATAAGTCTTTATCTCAAACGTCTAAGTTGTTATATGGCATCATACATGGTTTTAATTTTAATGGTAAGCAATGTTTTGCTACTAATAAAACCATAGGTGAGGCTATAGGAGTTGATGCTAGATCAGTATCAAGAGCTGTCTCAGACCTAGTTGCTGCCAAACTAATAACCTCTACTGAAGTTAAGGAGCAAAGAATCCTAACTGTCGTAACGCTTTTAATGAAACCAAGTGCTATAGACAAAAATGTCGTACCCCACGACAAGGATGTCTCCACCCCCACGACAAGGATGTCGTACCCCCACGACAAGGATGTCGTACATAATAACAATCTAAATAATAATATAAATAATAAGTTTTTTTTAGAAGAAGAAAAAAAACAAGAGAAAAAGGTTGTTGAAGAAGTTAAACGAGATCCCAAGGTGCAAGAGGTACTAGATAAGGCATTAAAGCCTCTAGACGCCTCTATAGAGCAAGATAATAGGTGGGTCTTACTAAGTAGACGCCCTATGGTAAAATATCCCCTTATGTGGCTTTCTGAGCGAGATTTAGAACAAGCTATCGAGACATGCCAAGCAAAGGGTATTAGCTTAAAAGCAGTTCTTGATATTACGCAGTCATGGTGTGAACAGCAGTTGCTTGAGGGTAAGCCTGAGAAATATATAAACGCTGTTTCAGCAATTCAGGGCTGGGCAATGGAAAGAGTTTTAAGTATTGAGCTGGCAGAAGTTAAGATTGAAAATCAGGTTAATTTTATGAAAGGAAAAGGAAAATGAGCATATATGCAACAAAATGGAAACCAATAACGGTTGAAGAATATTCTGCAATTTGGGACGAATCTTTTCATGTCTACTCTGGATATACAAATCTAGATGGAAACGATGGACTATCAAGTATCCCCACGTTGCTGACTACATGGGGGGATGGCGAGAAAGAACTGCTTAAGAGTGTAGCGACTAGAGATAGAGATTTTGAACCTGATACATGGGATTGGAGATACAAGTATTGGAAGGCAATTGAATGGGAGATAGACGAAGATGAGCAATAAAGAAGAACCAAATCCTGAGTATAACTGGAAATCATTAGTCGGGACTATAACGATTAGCAAGGAAGAGATTGAGAAGAACTTAATTCCTGATAAAGCTTTTATTGAGCAGATGTATAAATCTCAAATAAAGGAATTAGATACTATTTTAATAATAAATATACTATTAGATGAACTATTAGGGGAGATGTAAAAATGAGCAATAAAGAGAATTTAAAAGTAGCGTTTCCACACATGCCGTTAGCTTCAGAAGCTCCAAATTGTCCTGCTGGTGCAGATTGGGATGCTTGGGCAATGAGAGAGCGAGAGATAGAGTACCTTGCAGTTGATAGCAAGGGTAATGTTTGGGGTATTCAGAACCCTAATGCTTGGAAACGAAAAACTGGAAGTAATGGAGAACAAATCTTAATTCGACGTACACCGAATCTAGTTATGAAAGCATCTGATTTTAGAGCTATGACAGGTGAAGTAAGAAGTAAGAAAAAGTATGAATCAAATTTAGATAGTATATTTTAAGGAGAGAAAATGTCAGTAAATAAAGTAATATTATTAGGTAGAGTAGGGAAAGACCCAGAGGGTAATGAGAAGTTTGCAAGGTTTTCTTTAGCTACTAGCGAAAAGAGAAGAGACGGGAATAGTCAGCCAGTAGAAAATACAGAGTGGCATAATGTCGTGTGCTTTGGAAAGACTGCTGAAAATGTATTGAATTATGTAAGAAAAGGTTCGGAGATATATCTTGAGGGTAAGATACAGACTGAGAAGTATGCTGATAAGAATGGAGTTGAGAAGTATTCAACTAAGATAATCGCTAACACTATACAGTTTCTTTCTAAGCCTCAGGCTAGACAAGAGATGACGCATCAGCAAGCTTTGGATATAGCTACTAAGGTAGTACCGCCTCCAATGCCAGGCTTATGGACTAATTCGGGAGAGCCTGATCTAGATGATACTATCCCATTCTAGTAATTAATAAATAATGTAAAAAAAAACTTGACAAATTAGTTTATGAGTGATAAAGATCTAGAAGAAGAATTAGAGAACAGATTAAGAGAATTTGGGCTTAAATATGTTTCTGGTTTTATCTACTTACTTGTTAAGGCAAGCTTTAAGTGGGGTTATGACTATGGAGTATTTAGACATAGCCTCAAATTAAGACAACAACAAAGGCTCTTAGATGAGCTAGGGGATGAAGAGATACATTAATGTTTGAGATATTACTAGAAGTCTGGAAAATATTTTTATTCAGTTCTGCAATTGTTCTAACGGTATTTTCTCTAATAGTCCCTATCATTATAGGCATGTTAATTTTTTCTGTTATTTTAAAGTGGCTAGAAAAACATGGACTTTCTTAACCGCATCGACCAGCATTTAAGAGACTTAGAAGCGCAAAAAGAGCGCAAAGATCTAGCTGAGAAAATTGCTGAGATTTCTGAATGCTCAGTTGCTTTGCATGATGCATTTTTTGGGAATGAGTTTGATAGAGATGCGTTACTTAGATCGGAAGAATATTTAATGGAGTTTGTGCAGTATTTGAAGGGGATGAATTGAGATGAAATATAAAATTGTGATTGTGAATTACCTAGATAACGACATGGAGATTAATGTCATAACTGGTGACGGATTTTATGTCGGAGAATATACTTTGCTAAGTTTTGACGATTGGGAAGATCTTAACCTCTACGGCGTCCACATTTTCGAAACCGATGATTTGGAAACCTTTGATTTGCTAGAGGCGCAGAGGGAGAAAGACGGTATCGAAAAGGCTAATAAATTTTTAGCTGATTTTGCTGAGATTGAAGAAAGGGTTAAGCTTAAAGAATCTGTTCGCAAAGCCGAGATTAGGAGGATTGCGGAGAAGTTGTGGATTCATGACAGCAATAACTTATTTAAAACTTTTGCTGATACTATAAAATGTGCAAGAAATATCGTCGACAACTTTGACGCAGAGTTTGAGAAATTAGAGGGTAAATAATGCACGATCACGAAAAACATAACAGGCTTAAATGGATGAGCGACGATCAATGGAAGTGTATGCAGTTTTTATCATACCTATTTAATGGCTTTCATCGTATAAGATCTTCGAGAGTTAAAGTTTTAAATACTGGTATCAGTTATAGAACATGTAATGTATTTTCAACTTTCGATTGCGATCATTTAACAAAATTAGTTTTATTAGCTCACAAGCACTGTATTAGGGTGACCATAATACCTAGCGGTTCTGGGTATATAAAACTAGGGGTATGGGCAAGGCGATCAAGAGAAGAAGAACGAGTATGTGATAGCCATCCCGATTTAATTGACTTAATTGAGATGTGTAATACTTTAATTAACAGAGAGGGGGAGAAATGAACGAAATACAGAAAAGAGAAACTGAAACAAATTGGGAGTATTGCTTAAGAGTTGCAGAAGAAACGCCAGCAGAAACTCTATTGAGCTTAATCTTAATAAGTCTAAAAGAGAACTGCAAAAGGTCAAGAAGTAAGACGTTTCAAGGGCAGCTTTCGAAGTTATTACATCATGGTAATGGAGTAAGGAAAGCTATAGAACTTAAATATACTGGTAGTATTGATTATTAAAAAGGAGTGCGAGTGATGGATGAAACCAAACTAACAGAACAAGATTTAGCAATTCTAAGAGAGTGCACTATACTTGAAACTTGGAATTATGGCTTTAACAGGGGTTATTTAAGAGCAGAAAAAGAAATGATTGCAGTAGTTATTTTTTATGCGGTTGTTGGATTAATTTTTGGCTTTATTTTTGGTTATAGGGTGGGGATAAGGTGATAAATAGATTAAAGACAATACTCAAAAAAATATTATATAAAAATTATTTTATTAGCATTAATGATAATCTTTATAATTCAAACGAACTAATATTAATAGAAAGAAAAGATAATATAATTTCTTTAATTTTAAAACAACAGGTAAAGGCTATTATTACGCTAGATAGTGAAGATGAGGCAATTAATATGGCTTCCAAGCTTAAAAAGGCTTTATTATGATTATATTACCAATATTACAACCAAACAACGACGACGATCTAGCAGAAACAAAGCGCAAGCTAGAAATTGCTGTTAAGGGGTTGAAAGATATTAAATCTAATTATGACAATTTACTTGGATATATACCCAAGTGCTTTAGGGGTAATCGTGAAGTAGTAGAGCAATGCTTAAAAGATTTGGGGGTGGAATGAGCGACAAAGACTATTATAACGAGCTAGCACACAACGATGGCACAGGGTGTTTAGGCGATATTTCAGGCGATATTACGTCTTATTATAAACTATCTATTATTGCTCAGATTCTTGCAATCATCGAACGACGAGACGATCCAGCAGTTAAACTTTTAGAGATTAAAGAGATTTTGGAGAGGGTGAAGGATGATAATCAAAGCCGAATCTAAGAAAAATAAAAAATGGTTGCATATATCTCAAGATAATGGAGAAATTAAGATTTTAATTAGTGCTATCCATACGATCAGACTCGCTCAGACTCCCCAAAGAGAGTGCATTAAGGCTACCGTGAGTATTAGATATAAGCATGGGCAATCAGAGGTCTTTCAATTCTTTGATGTTCCATCGGCTTATAAAGTTTATTATGCGATTGACGAGGCGTTATTATGAAGAAAAAGAAAAATGAGCTATTGGAGTTAATCAGAACATTATTAGAGATGGATGAGACTTGCAAAGATGACGACATGGAGCTAATTGCGAAGGTTTGGGCTTCTGAGACATCAGACTCATTCTACATAACAGGACTTGATTTCTTACTTAGAGTTATGAGTTCAGAAGTATCTAGTCCTGAGTCTATCAGACGCAGACGTCAATTACTCCAAGCTAAATATCCTGAATTAAGGGGTACTAAGTATGAAGAAAGACGTGTATATTCTAAGAAGTATAGAGAGCATGTTATAAAGGGAGAAATTAATGAGCTGGCATAAGGAGATTTTTGAAGTTAGTGTAGAGCCACATATAGATAGTTTTTACAAGACAAGCTGGGGTACTAGAGCTAGATGTTTTAAATTAATGAAAGACATGCAAATAGATTTAACTACTATGTTTGTTTTAGAGTGTATTCGTTTAATTGATAACGAACCAAAGAAAAAGAGATTTTTAACTAAGGAGAATATATGAAAAAACTATTATTGACAATTATGTTCATTTTTGCATGTGGTGGCTCTGGAGATAGCTCCGCACAGAATATTAGCGCAACTTACGCAAGGATTGTGCTGATAAAATGTGCTGATGGCGTAAAGTGCATTAGCCAAGATGATGCGTTAATGGCATTTGAAAAAGCGCAATACTTTTTTAAAACTCAGCTAGGTAGGGAGTTGTATCTATCAGGAGTTGATGTAATAGCAGACCCAGAACCTAATAAGTTTATGACGACATCAGAGTTTTGGATTAATGACTATAGATTTAGACTACTAGGTCAATTAGTGGGTAAAGTTAAAATAAATGCTAGAAAGCCTGAGTTTTTCTTAGTTTACGATAAATACTTAACTGGTAACGGGTTAAGATATAATGCTGGAAGAAGTCATTTATGCGGTATTTATAACCCTGATAACTACTCAGTTATATATGCAACCGATGTTTTTGCTGAAAGATTAAAGACTAGATTTGCTAGTGTTACAGCACATGAATTAGGTCATTGGCATGGCGCATCACATAATGACTTTGAGAGTCTTAATTTTATGTCAGCAGATATAAAAGACGTGGATGTTTTAAATATTCCACCGACCCTAAGGACATTAGCAGAGATTAATCAGTGTATGTCTAGACGTGCCTACGTTCAAAATAAGCAATGTAATAAATCTAGACGTCCAAAGTTATGCAAACAGAAATTTGGACTTAGAAGTCAAGATAAGACTATTGGTGAAGTTTTTGGAGTAAGTGAATAATGAACTCAGTTGATTATGTGAAAGCTAAGCTTAATAAAAGAAAAGAACCTACTTTTTATGAGCTAATAGAAAGATCTATTAAGGATATTGATTTAACCGAAAAATATTCAAAAGGGGCTATTTATAGAAAGGTTAAACAAGCTGTCAAAGCTGGTTATCTTACAGATGAAGGATGGGGTGTCTATAGGCTAACTGATAAGGCGAAAGAGTTCTTTACTAGAAAGCATGTATGATGAAAAGGGAATTTACCCCAGAACAAGCTTTTAATGCATGGAGGGATAAAAAAGGGCTTGGTTATAAGACTTTCGATGATGTTTTATTTGATTTATTAGCAAAGGCTAATTTAGACCAGACAGAAAAACTTAGAACTATATATCCAGAGCATGTTCAAGCTTTTGAAGATTTTTATACTAAGGCAGGTTAATGGGCAGAACTAAATTTGGAGCAGTAAAAATAGTCTATGATAATATTACCTTTGACTCTATGGGAGAAGGCTATAGATATGTAGACTTAAAGAACTTGCAAAAACTAGGAATTATATCAAACTTGCAATTACAGCCTAAATTTGACTTAGTCGTAAATGGAGTTAAAGTTTGTGTTTATAGAGCAGATTTCCAATATACATTTGAAGGTAATGAAATAGTAGAGGATTTTAAGGGAGTATTTACTGCTCTTTCTAAGTTAAAGGTCAAGTTGTTTCAGATCTTATACCCACAATATAAGTTTTTAAAAACATCGGCTAAGGATTTAGATAAGGCTCATCGGTATGGAAGGAAAAAGTAAAAAAGTTAGAGGTGGAAATCTATTAAATGACTTAGAGCATTTGAGCGGAGAAGCTAGGTTGTATGTACAGGTTATATTAAGGGCAATATCTGATATACCTCATTATAATAAAAAATGGAAAGACCCTTTGACCATACCTCTTTTCCTTATACTAGAAGCAGACGATCCATTGAAATTTAAAGGGTATAAGACATGGAATAAAAGACTAAATAAAACAGAAGCTAATTTTTTAACAGCACTTGATTATATATTTAATACAAGCCAAGAAAACCCTTATAATATCCTTTGGCACTTAGAGCATATGATTGAGGGTGATTGTGCTCATGCTATTTATTGTAGAGTACAAGAAGGGGCTTTAACTCATTTACTAAAAAAGCCTGAAATATTTGAATATGTAATGAATAAATATAGTAAGCATATTAGAGAGGATGCTTTAAAAAACCTAGTTAGGGACAAGCTAACTAGGGAAAACTAAGTTTATTTATTAAGGAAAGAAACTATCCGTTAAGACTTTTTCTTTTTCTCAAAAAATGACCAAACAAGAGCTATTACACCAGGTAAGCTATTAATTGTAATATCTATTAACTGAGAAGTTAGCCCTGATGCCACATCTTCACTTACTCCAATAGCAACTAGGTAACCTGAAAGCATACCTAGTCCATGACGTATTAATGAAGCTGCATATTTATTTACTACTATCTTTTTTAACCAATCAAACATAATCTCTCCTATCCAAAACGATTACAAACCTTATTTAAATCTTTTGGTTTTACAGAAAAAAGAACTGTCTGTTTTTCTTCTTCACAAAAGACTTCAATCTTATCATATTCACTACATTTAAAGTTACCCCTTAAATGCATTCTGTCTTTGCCTTGATATGGGTTCCCATAGCACTTAAATTGCTCATTGCAAAATAAGGTATCTTTTTTGCCATTCTTAAGCTTAACTTTACATCCATATGTAAATAGTTTAACCCATTTTGGGTCTAAGACAATAACCATGTTCCCAGTAGTATCTGATACTGGCTTCCAAAGATTACCATTTTCTCCAAAATATTGAGTAGTACCTACTAATGGATTTTCAGGCGTTAGGCTTGGCTGTGGAGTAGGGTTAATACTAGGGGTAGGCTCTGGGTCTGGATTACCGTTTCCGTCTCCAATTCCGCATCCAATACCTAACATGATTAATCCAATTACGATGATTTTTAACAATATACTTGATAGTTTCATAGTTTATATATACCTTCATAAATAAAATTTATCGTACTCTCCAGTTTTTAGCATATAACAAACTCTCTTAGCCCTTAAGGGGACTTGCCTTGCCCAAAGAGACTCACTAGCTGATTGGCTTGCTTTCTCCCATTCTTTTAACTTTATATGCTTAATAGTGGTATGGAAGCCTCTAAAATTAGTCTCTCCAAGTTGAAAAATCATACATGTTACAGCAATTCTTCTTGGTTTACTCCAGGTTAATACTTCTAGTCGTCCAAAAATCCTATTTCTAGCTCTAATACACTCTTGTAAATCTAATTTAAAAAGCAAGTCAGTTACTTTCTTAGGCAAGGTCATTTTGTGTAAGTCTGTTCCTATTAAGTGACCAATTCCAATAGTCCAATTGCCTAAGTGATCTTTATACACTTCCTGCCTGTCCCCCTCTTCTTTTATTAGGATGTCCTTTAATTTAGTCATGACAATCTCTTATTTACCAACCTCTTTTATGCCAATTAAAGCCCCAAGCATTGCTAGTAAAGCTGCTATTATTTTTAATAGTCCTGAATTGTCCTTATTACCCTGCATCTCAGCTACTTTAATCTGTAACTCTGCTATGTCTGTTCTAAATCCTTGCATTAGCTCTTTGACAAGTTTTAAAAGTTCGCTGTCATCATTCATGCGCTAGCCTTTTAATGTTACAAACTAAATACTCCTCTCTTAATGCTTTTTTAATAGTATTTGCTATGTCTACAGTCCAAGACTGACCTTTCATTATATACCTACTTACTCCACCATCTAATGCTTTTTTCATAACATCTTTTAAGTAACTGCCAGATATTATGATTAAAGGCTTTTTTGTATTAGCTCTTAGTATCTCTATAGTTCTAAGTCCTTCTGAGTCAGGGAGTCTTAAATCTGTTACAATTATGTCATATTCTCTTGATGCTAAAAGCTCTAAAGCATCATGCATGTTGGTAGCAAACTCGATAGTTGCTATTGAATCAAACTTACCCTGCTCATTAGCTTGTTTAATAGCTTTTTCGAGCACCATGCGGTCTGTTTTATTATCTTCAATAGCAAGAATCCTCATTTCCCCTCTACGTCGTTTAATAATTCGTCTGCCAAGGACTCTTCGTTCTTATTATACTCCTCAAGCTCCTTAGTTATTGTTGATAAGGCATTAAGCATTTGCCCCCAAATAAAAGCCTCACTGCCTTTTACTGCTGGGTAATCTGATAAATACTTTACAGCTTGACCTAGGTCGCTAATTATCTCTTTCCTAATCATTAAAATACCTCTTCGCTTTCAATTTCTTGCTTGTCTTGTTTTTCCTTTAAGTCTCTTTTATGAGCTTTAACTACGTCATTAACAAATTTCCTAACGCACTTTTCTAGAAATTCATCATCTGGTAGCTCTACCCCATCTTCTACTTTTAAATATCCATACATAGAGCTAAAAGCTTCTATTACTAAATCGCTCTTTGCTGGGTTTTTAAAGTTAATTGCTTTTATTTTTGCCATAAATATCTCCTATAAAATTATTTCCAAACTGGAATATATGCTGTTGAACCGTCTTGAGTCTTAATTTTAAGCCACTTAAACGGGGCTGACACTGTAACGGCTGGACAGTTTGTTCCTAATAAGGCAGTACCTGCTCCTGTAGATTCATTCCCTGCTACCATATTGCTAAATACAAAACCAGTTTCTAATCTTAATTGCTCAGTACCTCCGATTCTAAAACGATGAGTTCCCGATGCGTGCCATGCTTCATATTGACAATATGCTCCTGAATTACTACCCGATGCAAAAACAACCAGTCCTGGGCTAACTCCTGCTGTTGCCCCCTTAAATAATGCATAAGCTCCAGTTGCGGGTGCTCCTGCTCCAGAACCACCCGAAATATACATTTCTCCAGTATCATTAACTCGTGCGATATTGCTACTCGCTGAATCATATCCTGTAAAATAGTTCTGATTCATCCTCCACTGCTCAGTAGCAGTCAGTGTGAACCTAATAGTTGGGGCAGTAGCAGCAGGAGCGGTAATACCTACATAAGCAGAGGAAGCATCTCCTGCGCTTAACGTAAGGAGTCCGTTAGAACCACTTCTTTCATTCCCAGCTAGTAAAATTACAGCTCCTCTAGATGTAGTATTAGCACCACCACCACATAACCAAGCCCCTTGAGAGTCTGATGCGTCAGAAGTGCTAGCTAGCAAGCTAAAATTAGCATTATTATAGAGTAAATTACCTCCTAATATACTAAAACCAGAACTGTTAATCCTAACGATATCAGTCCCTCCAAGCTTGAAAGTTAAACTGGTAGTAGCGTTTACTGAGCTATTAGCTGTTAGGAATGTTAGATCCCCAGTTATAGAGCCTCGACTAGGTGAATATTGACTCATTAGTATACTCCTGAAATATAAATAGTTCCCACTCCAGCACCAGTTGATTTAATCTGGATTGCTCCATTGACAAACTTCTCGCTTGGTCTTAAATCAAGAACAATCCTATCACCTGCTGGAACTACTAAGTTAGTTACTCCACTAAGATTAAAAGACATCATCGCAGCGACTGTGCTATCGTTCTGAATAATAAGAACAACGAGAGGATTGGTTAGAGTAGCTACTGTCGCAAAGGAAGTAGTTAATCCTGCACTATTATACTCTGTTGCTGTTACAAAATTGGCTATTGAACTCATAAAAATCTCCTAATTAAAAATATATTCTTCCATTAACTGTTGCTCCCCTACCAGTTCCAGCACTAAAATTAGCTCCATCAACTCTTTTACATGTTGCAGTTGTCCCAGAAGTTTCTACTACTCCGTTTGCATAGCCTCCACCGTCTCCAAGTGTACAAGGAAATCCATTTGGCGTAAACGCACTAGGGGCTATTGGAAGTGTAAAAGTTATGTTATTTGGAGTCGTGCTTGTAGTACCACTAAATGCTACATAGTAATCATAATATCCATCAAATATTTGATACTTTGCATTGGTAATTGTTGTAGAGGTATACGTTCCAGAGGATACTCCTAAAGTTGGAGTCCATGATAAAAGAGGGCTATTTTTATAGCTTGTTAATATTATGTCTGTCCCATCGTAAATAAACTCATAATATAAACCTGCTGTTATTTCTCCACCTTTTAAAGCCTTCCCAGTTAAGGTTTTAATGGTCTTAACTCCAAGTCCATTAGCGTTTAAGGTAGCTGTTGAAGTATTTGTATATCCTGCTATAAAAGAGCCTTGCATTCCTGTTGTATAAGCTGTAACAGCGGGCGTAAACGTTACTGTTTGAGCATTCGCAGAACCTCCAGAAGTGCCACAATATGTTAATCCTTGGTCTTGTACTTGACCTGCTGCTGCATAATGATTTCTTGCTGTAGCATTGCCAACGCCAGTATGTCTATAAGTCCCCATTGGAAGGTTATTAGTTGCTGTATTTTCTCCATTTTTAGCTATACAAGCTTGAATAGAGTCTGCTAGCCCTTGATCATGAGTATCATGTGCTGATGATAATATTTTAACACTTGCAGCCTTCGCAGCAGCCCATACCCCTGAACCTGTTCTAGTTCCATCTGTTCTTACTACACTACCGCTTCCATTCCAAAAAGTTGCCATTATAAACCTCCCTTAGTATCTATTATCGACATTAAGGCTTTAGCTAGTTTTTCTTTTGGTATCGCCCCTTCTGCCTTACCTAATCCTGATAAAGTTTGACCTAATAAATATCTTCCTCTAGGATTAATTAAAGCTTGAACGCCAGCTCCAACCCCAAGCATCTTCTCTGGATCCCATCCAGTTAAATAACCTACTGTCATTGGAGCAGCTACTCCACCACCTATTTTAGCAACTTTAGATAGTGCTGAAACTAGGTCAGAAGAGTTAGCCTTAGATGCATTTTTTGCAATAATATCGCTAAACTTTAAATAACTAGACATTTCTTGGTTTAACTTAACTACTGAATCTTTTAAAGATGCTGGGATCTTTCCCTTATCTACTAAGTGATTCACCTGAGATTCTATAGCATCCTTCATGTCTGAAGATAACTCTCTATAAACACCTCTTTTCGCTGTAGTCTCTAAAGGCTCAAAAGGGGAACCGAACCCCATCTTTCCATAAGCTTTCTTTGCTTGTTGTATTGATTTTAGTGTTCCATCTAAAATTGCTTTAGAAGTTCCAGCTCTAGGAATCGTCAGATGCTCAATGTTTCCTTTTACTGTAGATTTTACTATGTCAAAGTTCTCTTTAGTATCTACTTGATCTAGTAACGCTTTTGATTTTGAGAAACTTGGGAGCACTGAACTACTAACTTTATCAGCATCTTCTAATACTGCTTCTAGCTTCCCAGATAATTGCCCTACTTTTTCAGGAAATCTTTCTTGTAATTTAAGAGGATCTAATGTTCCTTGCTTAGAAGTAAGTGGAATATAATTAAATTCACCTTTGTCATCTAAATCTCTAAATGCAGTAATTAAAGGATTCTCTTTACCTCTACCTACTGATTTTGCGGCTTTCTTATAATCTGATGGAGTAACTCCTAAGGCAGAAAGCTTTGTTGGCATAGCATAAGAAGCTACTTTTTTAGTAAGTTCTCCTGCTGCACCAAGAGCTGTATTTATCCCTGCCCCTAATAAAGCTCCTTGTCCTCTGTCCTCTTCAGCACGTCCAAAGCCTTCTACTGCTCCCATCCCTGCCATTTTGCTAATAGTACCTAATGCAGATTTGCCTTTAGATAAGGCATTTACTGGGTTTAGAAGACTTGCGTATAAATCTGCTGCTGTATTAGTACCCGAATATTCTTTAGCTAATTGAGCTTGAAGATCCATAGTATCTTGATAATTACCACCCAGTAGAGCGTTACCACTAGCTATAGCCTCATCTCCATAGCCCATTAAAGCACCTTCGGCAGCTCCTGAAAGACTAGAAACTAACTGCTTTAACGCTTCTTGTTTTTTAGCTTGTTTATTTGCTTCGATTGCCCCAGTATCTACTTGATTCCAACTATCAGGAGGTTGCCCTTGCGAAGCCTCAAATTGAGATTGTTGCTCAGGACTCCAAGACATACCATCATCATTGAGCAATGAGTTCATCTCATCATCAGAGATGAAATTACTTGAAGGAGTCTCTAATCCTACCATTTCTTCGTCTGAGATAAACCTTGGAGCCATTATTCTATCGCCTCCCATCCACCAGCTACTTTTTTATATGTAACTCCATTTACATTTTTAGTAACTTGATTTACTTCTTGATCGGCAGAGACCCCCTCGTCTCCTATCATTTGAGGATGGTAGATTCCATAAGCACTTAAAGTAGGAGCTGCGTTTTGTGCTATATTACGAAGTGCTTGTTTCATAGCATCTCTCTTAATTATAAGTCTTTCTTTGCTATCAAATCTATCTGGGAACAATCCTTCAACTGATTTTCTGTCATCTTTTGACATTACCCCTTTCCAAGGTTCCATTACATTAGTTTCTAGAGAGGATTTATTTGCAGCAAAGGTTGCGCTATCTTCAGAATAAGGCTGTAGAGTTCCTAGAGTAGATACTCCTGCTATTTTATTAAAAACATCATCAATAGTAGACATTGTATATTTTTGCTTATTTAAAAAGCCAAGTTCTTTAAAAGCGTCTTTCCTAGATCCAACAGGGACTACCTCTTCTATCTTTAGTCCGTACTCCCCAATCCCAGATTTCTTTAGCGAATCAGTCCTCATTAGAGCTTGAGCAGAAAGAAGGGCTGCGTTGTCGCTAATTTTTGGCATCTCCATCTTCATACTCTGAGCTAGAGCCATTTGCTTACTAACTTTATCTTTACTAGGATCGTTTAAAATTGCCTGTCTATAGTCCTGAACTGTTTTTTGTTGCTCTGAGTTAAGAATGCCACCACCTCCAGCTTTCTGTTTTTGATTATAGAGATCTATAGCCCCTTGGTTCCTGATACCCTGGAGTGCTTTTTCTTGTTCAAAGGTGATAGCTTGTTGTTGCTTAAACCTATCTAAAGCTAATGGTGTCATAGCCCCATATTGATCTATCTCTAGCTGATTGCCCATCTTTAAATCTTGCTCTTTTTGTAATCTCTCTAATCTTCTTTGAGTGTCAAAAGCACCTACTCCACTTGCTGCTGACTCTAACCCTAGTCCACTTAATGCAGAAGCTAAACTCTTAGCCTTTCCTGACTCGTATTGGTCAATTCCAGATAAGAATTTATTATTAACATCTTCAGATATATTTTGACTTTGCCTAGCTGCAAACCCTCTACCAGCTCCGCCCAATATTGACAAAGCAAGTCTTGAACCCCAATCACCTTGAGTTCTTTGTCCTTCTGCAAATTCTTGGCTATAGTTTTTAGATGTATCTGCTAGTGATTGAGCAAGAATAGACTTCCAATCAGTAGATTTCTGCTGTTCAATTTCCGATGCTACGGCTTCTTTAAATAAATCTGATAAATCGCCCATAATCCTCTATTTAAAAAGTTGTGTAGCTGCTCCTTGAGCGACTCCTCCAAGTAGTTGACCTCCTATATTCTTCCATTGGTCAGAAGAGCTTGGTTGCATAGCTAGTAATTTTTGTTGATCTTCTAAATCATATTGTCTTTGAAGTTGTAATTGTTGGATAGCACTACTTGCTCCAATCCCTGCTGCCGTTCCTGCTGTACTTGCTCCAATCCTTGCTTGTTGTAACTGATTAGCCATTTGCTCACGAGTTAATTGACCTTGTTGTTGTACTTGCTGTGCTCCTGTTACGTTAGGAGATTGCATAGTTGATTGATACATTGGGTTAAATTGACCAGTATTAACACCGCTTTGATAGCCTTGAAGTGCCCCATACTCATTTAATGGAGTCTGACGTTGCATCATAGTTTCGTTAATACCTTGCTGTCTGCCAGATAATCCCATATTGAATAGATTTTGCTGTTCTTGACCACCCATTTGAACTGCTTGAGACTGAGCATCTAACCTTGCATCGTTCTGTCTTTGGTCTATTTGTTGCATTTCTCTATTGTAGCGTTCAGAGCCCATAGGAATACCTCTATCAGCTAAAGCTTGTTTAGCTTGCTCTTTCTCTTGCCCAAACTGGTCGTTCATTCTGCGTTGAAATTTGTCGTATATAGACGATTCCACTCTTTGTCTATCTTGAGAGTAATCTTGAGATAAGGAAGGTAATCCATTAAAACTTAAAGGTTGGCTTAATTGATTTGAAATATTGCCAAACATCTGGCTTTGAAGTCCGTATAAGCCAGTATCTCTTTGGTTAATAGCAGTTTGCTTGGCTTGTTCAGAAGCTCCAAGACTTTGCTTAGATGACCATCTACCAGTTGCAGGGTCATAAGAGTAATCTTGAGTATTTCCATAAACGTCTTGCTCATTTACTCTACCACCATATAGGTTTTGTTGTTGAGTATAAGCATCTGCTTGTTGTTGAGCAGAAAGCATTCCCCCTGCTGTGCTTAAATCCATTTTACTATAATTAGGAGCTCCAGTTAACCCAGCACCTTGACTACCGCCAGTTAAGCCTTGACCATAACCACGAGGAGGACGACCGCCTTTTGCTATGATTTTTTGAGCAAGATTCTCTTTTTTAACTGGATCAGTTGCAGCTTTGAACTTAGCTTGCAATTTTGGCGTTTTAGAATATGCCATTAAATAATTCCCCCTAATCTATAACTTATATGACTTGCTGTTAAGCTAAAATTAACATTAAGCAATGAAGCTCTTATTTTAATGCTTCCGCTTCTTCCAAGACCGTAGATAGTCTCCCAAGTTGATATGTCGATGTCAGATCCTGCCCAATCTGAGGTATCCCAATCTGAAGTATCCCAGTCTCCACCAGCTACTTCTACTGCTGTGACTGTGGTATATTCTCCATCTGATCTATTATCTACGTCAACACCTAACTCTAATTCTATACCACCAGAAGCTAAAATAAGTGGTTTTAATTGTAAGAACTGCTTAATATTCTCTCTATTGTCAAAGTAATTAAAGGCTTGCTTAATAGTAACTGGAATAGCTGCTCCATTATCATTTGTCCCAGAGCTAGCTTTATAAATACCACCGTCAGAAGTACCAAAGAATGGCTTTCCATCAAAATTACACCAGCAAGTTGCATTCATTCCAGTAAATTTGCACCAAGCTCCCGAAATAGCATTCATTACATACTGCTCTGATTGAGTGCCTTCTATGACTGGAATATTAAAAATTACCCATTTTTCTCTAGGGCAATAAAGACCACACCACCCATCATTATCTCTATAATTTTTAGATGCTAAAGAAAAAGCATTTTGAACTTTATCTGAGATAGCATTGACCCCTTCAGTGGCATCTTGGCTTATTACTTTAGATACTTCAAAGACTCCGTTTTCTGTTATAATCGCTAAGTCTGAGAATAAGTTAAATGCACACCTATAGCCTCCTAATGGTCTAGGAATTAAATATCTTCCAACTAGTAGCCAATCTGTGCCTCCTGGGTAACTTCCAGTGTAGGCTATTACTTCACCTTCTGTTGATATTATAATAAAAACATCTTGCAATCCATTGCCTGTGTCATGGGATAAGCTACCTGCAAAAAGTAATGAACCGCCCATTTTTAATATGTCTGATATATCAAATTCTGTTAATGCCCCTGAGATAGAAGTAGTTCCTCCATACCAAATTTTAGTTGAGTTTTTCTGTATAAAATAAAGCCTATTTCTGTAGACTGATACATTAACAAGTACCGAGTCATCTGCAATAGTAGTGTAATTAGACGCTGCAAAAGTTGTGCCATCATACTTTTGAGGCTGGTCTGAGCCATTAACAAAGACTATTTGATTTAAATAGCTAGCTGTTTGCCAAGTATTATTAGTAAAGGCTCCTGCTCCACCTAATACTGCTGGTGCTCCAAAAGATGAATAATCGTAGATATAACCACCTTCCCCACCTATTAGTTTCCTAGTCCCATCTATTTTAACAAATTCAGCTAAGAAACCAATAGCCCCTGACTCATCTTGCCAAAGAGAATAACCATCCCTTGTTGTAACTTTACTAGAATCAGGGAAAGCATTAACTAACTCTACTGCATCATCTGGAGCCATTAAATCAAGTGGATCTCTAGCATTCCATCCCCCTGTCGGGGCTGGTACTGAGTAACTATCTGCTGTTTGATCCTCTGATACTCTCATTATAGTAAGCCGCTACCATTTCCTTTAAAGTTATATGGCATCATTTGAGGTGATTGTTGAGGGAAAGGATTTTGATATTCATATCCTCCTTGTGGTCGGTTTTGCATTTGCTGTCTCATTGCTATAGATTCTTCAGGTGAGTATCTCTGAATCTGTTCTACTCCTTGATATGTTTGCCCTTGAGGCATATAAGGCATTGGTCGCATTTGACCTTGATTTTGATTAGTAGCAAATCTATTAGCCATTTCTGGCGTTACTTGTGATGCAAAGTTGGGTCTAGCCCCTTGTGGCATCTGCCCTTGAGGTTGATACATTGGGTTAAAAGGAGACTGTTGTGGCATTTGCTGAGGCATCTGACCTTGAGGTCTTTGCATTGGCTGAGGCTGTTGTGGTTGCATAGGTGGAGCTTGTCTATTTTGACTAGCTTGCATACCAGCGCCCCCACGTTGTTCAAAAGCCATGCGATTTTCAATCCTAGCACGTCTATTAGGGTCTAAATTCTGATTCTGTAATTTTGCTTGTAATCTATCTATTGCCATATTATTTGCCTAAAGCCTCCATTAAAATTTGTTTTGCTCTATCTTGGTCTGTTATTACAACTTCACCTTTTGAGCTATTATATAGGTCTGCATCTATTAATTTTTGAGTAATGTCTTTTTGCTTGTTAAAATCAAGATTAGTCCAGTCTTGCCCAAAGGTGTTTAAATTACCTAAAACGCCTGTTAGATTTCCTGCATCTAGTCCAGCGTTTTTGTACTCATCCCAAGTAGCGTATTTATTGCCTTTAGTATCTCCGAAAGGCTTAGTTGGGTCTGTTGGAGCAGAATTGAACTGCTCTCTCATGCCTTTTATATAATTTTGATATTTAGCGTCATCTGTGTATTTTGATAATAAATCTGAAGTATTTTCCCTAGCCATATCTCTGGTTGTTTTTCGACCAAAGCCTAAAAGACCTGGCAATTCAGATAATCCACCTGTCGCCATGCCTAGAATAACCCTACCGCCTAAGTCAGGTTTTTCACCTTGAAGCATATCATAAGCAGCTTTTCCACCAAGCAAAGTCGAGCCTGCAATAGCTGCTAAAGGTAACGCTCCCATCCCTGCTGCGTTACCTAAAAGTCCACCAGCCTGAGAAGGTACAGTTCCGCTAAGGGTCATCTTCCCCCCCTCTAGTGCTCCTTTCGTCGCAACACTTTCTGCTGCCTTAGAACCTAATAACCCAGCTCCTTTCTTAGCTGCATATGTTCCTGCAATCTTTCCAATACCAGAAGCAATAGGATTAGCGCCTGCTTTACTAGATTGAGCTGGTTGTCTGCTTTCTAGTATTTGTTTCCATAAATATGCATTTACTGGTGACTGGTACATTACACTCCTGTTATCGTATCTGGAAGGTTATTAGCTGATAAAAACTTAAATCTTGATTTTCCTGCTAAATTGATAGTTCTTGGAGACAATAAAGCTGTTTTTCTTTCTGTCAAAATTTTGTCATATTCAGCTCTGTAATCTTGGTAATTACCAATGCCCATGACTCTCATAAATCGCCACATTACACCTAGTCCAATTAAGCTTGATTCTAGTAATGGGACGTCGGTATCTGCCATAATCTTTTCATATGGGTCACAGAAGCAATCCCATGTAACACCACCGTCTGAAGCAGATCCAGTTGTATGAGTTGGGGCAGTCGCTCCGCTAGTTCCACCGCTTGTAGTAGTGTAATAATTACCATTGTACCAAGTATATGCCCCTGCTACATAAGTTGTGCTAGTAAGCCATTTAGCAGGTCTTAGCCATGATTTGGTATAGTATTCAAAGGCTATAGTGTTCCCAGCATCAGAAGATGAAGGGATTGGGCTAATGTAAAACTGAGTATCAGCAGAACCTTTAATTGTGAATCTTTTATAAACACCAGTTGAAACAAGTGCTGATTTTTCTATCTGCCATTCTTTTGAGGTTAAGCCCCCAATCATCTCTCTATTACCGTCTCTATCCCAAGAAGTATCAAAAGCTATTCTTGAAAAATCTAATGGCATTGAATAAGCTTCTTGGCTAGCTACTAGGTCAAAAGTGTACTCTTTTCTTAATTCAGTCCAAAGAAATTCTTTTGATAAGTTTTGACCTTCTTCGTTTAGAAGTGCTTTGAATTGGCGAACTGTTCTATTATTTGTAGTAACTAAAGAGGTCGGTATTCCAATACTTGGGAACTTTTCTGCTAAGTCTTGGATAATTGATAAAACAGTCGCCATTTAAATTAAGCCTTTTTATTTGATTTAGGCTTTACAGGTTTATCATCCTCTAAAACCTCCTGTTCTACAACAGGCTCTACTATAACTTCATCTTTTGCTTGAATTTTAGCAGATAGACTTGCGATCTGTGCTTTTAGTTCTTCTATTGTACTAGAATCTTTAGTCTGGCTCAATAGCTTTTCAGCCTCTTTTCTTAACTCATAACCGTTAGGGATAGCTTTAAGTAAGTTATCACCAGCTTGTGAGAACTGCTCAAGGTTAAATACTCCATTAATTTTAAGAGTCTCAGCTAAAGCTTCATCTTTAATTAAAGCAGATACTGGAGTCCCAATTTGATATTGATCCTCTTTTTTTAATCCATCTTTAAATTTAGCATATTGACTTGGGAATCTAATTTCACAGAATTTTTTTCTATTTTCATTAGTAATTTTATGAATAGAGGAATCTCCCCCATGCATAGTAATTACTACAAATTCAGCTTTCTCTAGTACTGTTACCGCTTCTTCTGAACCTTCTGGTTTTACTTTCTTCTCTACTAATCTTTCTTCAAAGTGTACTAAAAGATTGGCATCAGCTCCAAAACTCTGAATCCCACCTTGTTGATTAAATTGTCCTATTAATTCGCTTGTTATCATGTCTTTCCTTATGAAATATTAAAAGGGAGGGCTTCCCCTCCCAAACTTCTAAACTTCGCATTATGCGTCGTTTGTGCTCATACCGTTTACAGCAGAAGCACTCGTTGCGGCAGTTGCTCCACCAACAGCTGCGTTAAGTCTTAATCCTTGAATTAAGTCTGTTGCTGTATCATCTATAGCACCTGCTGTTGCAGTTGTATAAACTTTAACATCAGCAGCGCAAAGTGTTAAGGCAAGAACTAAGAAATTCACACCTCTTTCTACAGCCCAGCCATAACTAGCACTTGCGATAGCTACTTGAGGCACTACTACAGTTGTTGGAACTGCGCCTGAGTTTGTAGTAGTTAACATATCTACAGTCCCGTTTTCTAATAAACGACATGCAGCATATGCACTAATAGCCTCAGCAGCTAATACAAATACATAAGTATTTCCATCATTTGCCAATACTCTTTGACCAAGTAAAGCCCCCGCTTCTCCGTTTTGGAACTGAGTTGCAGTATATGTTGAAGCTAGGTCTACCCCTAGCACATTATCTAAACTAAATGGCATAAAATTCTCCTATAAATTAAGCTTTTAAAACACCTTGTAGTGATCTATTAGAGCAAGTTAAGTTACCTGCAAATCCAATAAAATCAATAAAAGCGTCTTGGTTAACTGGGTTACGACGACCACCAGTTGATAAAGGCTCAAGATATTGGTCTTTATGAACTTGTAGTTTTAAATAATCCATATTCAACATATATAAATGGCTAGCTGGACATGCTCCACCTTTACCACCTACTAAATAAACTGGAATATTTATTTTATATGCTAATTGAGTGAACCCACTTGAAGCTGAATTTTTCTCAGAAGTAATTCTTTGAATATCAGTCAATGAATCATGGTAGAATCCCCAATATAAGTTATCAGCAAAAATATCAGTTGGAGAGTCTTCACCTCTTACAAGGCTCATCCAAAGATCATTTAAATGCTGACTAATGTTAGCATTACTTACAGCACCAGCAGTACTTGAAGATGCATCAAGTACTTCATTTCTCCAGAAAGAGTATGTAGAACCTGAAATAGCACCTACTGTGTTTGTGTTAGTATCTGCAACGATATGTTGTAGACCACCAATATCCTTACCACCATTACCAGTACCATCAGAAAATAACTGAGTTTCTAAGTTATTTCTAATAGAACCTTCAAGGTTTTTAACTCTTTCTTTGATAAGCGATTTAATAGCAGATTTGCCAGAGTTTTTTAATTTCTCAAGACCTGACATTGAAATACTACCAGCAGTTTGCTTCCACTGATATGCTGCCATATCTAGGATATTCTGAGGTGTAGTATTTAATATATCATAACCACTATATGAGCTTACAGTTGAGTTTGCTTGATATGCTAAAGTTTCATACAAAGCTTCCCCACCATCTACTTTTACTATGTTTCCACGTTTTTTGAGAGACGCCATAAAAGCGTTGTTGTTCTCAAAGTTGTTAGCGACTCCACCACTTCTTAATTTCAAAGTAGTAGAGATAATATCGCCATAATTTATTCCTGGCATAAAATTCTCCTAAAATTTATTTAAAATGCACATCCATTGCTTGATCTATTGCATCATCAATATCAACAAAGCCAGAATTCCCACTAGGATAAGAACCAGTTTGTTTAACTACCTTAGAAGATTTTTTAGCATCTTCAATTTTCTGTTTCTTTGCTAGTTTAGCTTGCTCTGCTCGTTTTATATCTGATTGCACTGAATCATTTACTCTAATTGCTCGATTATAAGCCTCATGAAGTATTTGCCTTGGGGCAAGTTTCGGATTGGCTTGTCTTATCACTTGAATTTGAAGAACCATCTCTTGTAAGACTTCTTCGTTTTGTGCGTAGGGTCTAAGCAAAGTGCCACTTGGACTTGTTTCACTTAAAAAAGCATCTGCTTCAAGTTCTAAATTTGTTTGTGCCTGATAAGAGTCTCTTTCTTCTCTTTCTCTTAATCTCTGCTCAAGCTCTTGTATTTGTCTTTGACTTTCTAAATATTGAGGGTCTGGTTGTTGAATGCCTCCTCCTAATATTTGTTGAGCAAATTGATATAAATCAACACCAGTTTTATTTGCAGCTTCTACAATTGCATTAACTGGATCTTCTTTAAACATATGATCCCATGCAAGCATAGTCCCTACTACCTGCTCAGGGTTTTGTCCTGATAATCTTAGTCTTTCTTGATACGGCTCAAACGCTTTAAAAACACCTTCTGTTGTGCGTCTTAGTTCGGCCGCTTCTTGAGATACTTTAGTTAAGTATCTTTGAGAATCTAATAAAACTCTATGCATATCCTCTTGTAAGACTCTTGGAGCTTTAGAGAATGCTTCTTTTGCTTCTGGTTTTAAAGAACTTGGAGGTAGTATTGGATCTAATTCTGGCTCGTCTGTAACTTCAGTAGCTGGCATTTCACTTTCTGCACTTTGCTCTGGCTCAGTTTCAGTGTCCTCAGAAGCTTCTTCTTCCTCTGGGACTTCTTCATCACTAGAAACTTCCTCTGAATCGACTTCAATATCTTCTTCACTTGATTCTACTCCTGATGATTCCATTGCATCATCAATTGCTTTATCTAAAAGTTCATCATCTGTTAGTTTGTCTGTCATATGTCTTTCCTTAATGTATTCCAAATCTTGCTAAAGCTCTATCAATGTCATCATTTAGCTTTCTGTCCTGCTCTCTAATTTCTGCCATGCTTTCTTTTTTATATCTTTTTTCTGGGTCTTTAAGTTCATTTCCAACTTCAATCATCCCATGTCTTTTTAAGGCTCTACGATACTCTGATTTTGAGTCATACATCTTTCCATCTGCATGGCATAAGATTGGAGCCATAGTATCTTGAATTACTCCATAATTAAAACGCTTAGCTTGCATTTTCTCTATTCTTTCTTCTTCTTCTTTTTGCTCTTTTTCATACTCAAGTATTTCTTCTTCTGTCATTTCTGTAACATGGCATTTAGAATTAAATTTATACATTTTTTTTGTCATTAGATTCCTACTCCTTCTGTTTCCTCAGTTACAAGAACTCCATTTGGTAAAGTGCCTTCAACTTTACGTTTAGTCCTTGGTTTATTCTCGTCCATTGCAGCAATCCCATCTCTATCTGAATCTTTCATAAGCATTTCAGCAGAGCGTAACTCGTAATCCTTATCCTGGTTGCCTAATTCAGCTTCTAACTTAGCTCTTTCAAGACCAAGCCTTTCTATCTCAATTTCTGCTTGTAATTCTTCAATATCAAGTTTTCTTTGAGCTATTTCAAAATCCATGTAAGCCTGTTCTTGCTTTAACGCCATAGTGCCTTGATGATTTTGCATATCAGCATCTACTTTCATCTGCATTTCAGCTTGATTGCTTTGAGCTTTTATTTGTTCTGCTTGAATCATTGGATCTGGTGGAGGTGGTTGTTGAGCAGCTTGTTCTTGTTGTGATTTTAATGCATCTAAAGCTTTCTCAATACTTGTTTCTAGCGCTCTACCTGCTCTAAAGGTTCTAATATAGAATAAACTTGCTTCTTTAACTACTGGCATTAAAGGGGCTGGAATGCCTCCTGAAACATTAGCAATTAATTGCATGAACCCTTCCATAAAATCTTTAATTTCTTCTTTTGTCTTTGCTTGATTAGTTGCAATAGTAGAGTTAGTTTCAATCTCAATTCTGTAGTCTCTTTCAAAATTATCTTTTAAAAGTCCCAAGGCTTGAGACAGGTCTATTTGTTGACCATCCTCTGTTATTGCAAATTGCTGAGCTGAAGATGTTCTCATAATAGTTTCATCTGAGAACTTATTAGCTATAATTTCAGCTTTAAGGCTTAAAATCTCCTTAATAAAATTTTGAACAAGTTTTTGTCTATCTGATAGGCGGATACCAGCATATTCACCTTTTAGCTCTTGAGCCGTTGCTGATTCATGAGGGTTGCTTGCTCCTCTTAATACATCAGATACTCCAGAAATTTCATATATCTCTTGCTTAATAGAGTCTCTTGTTTGATATAGAGTATTTAAAGCTTCTATAATGCTTTTTAGTGGAATAAAGCTAATAAGCCCATCAACTCCACCTTTTTCTCTTACTACATCAAAGTTTTTGACAGGAATCATCTCCCCATCAGTTGCGTTTAGTAAATCTGCTAGCCCTTCACTTGTAGCATCATAAATACCAGCTACTTTTAAGGCTTCTGTCAAAACTCTAATTCTATAACCGACAGCATTTAGTTGATTTGCCTGGTCTTGGTAAAATAAGAAATCAGCAATCGGCTTAACTGATTGATTATCTAAAGTTGCAAATAATGGTTTTGGACATGGGAAGAAATCTTTTAATCCTAAAAAATCACTTGACTGGTCTAAAACTTGAGTTTTACAAGATTTAGTCACCCAGTAAATAGTTTTAGTATCTTTACACCAAATTTCATAAACAAAGATTTTCTTAATGTTTTCTTGTTCTTTCTTATCTTCTTCAAAATAGACTTTTTCTTCTTTTTCTACTGCCGTAAAGCGCACTTTTTTAAGCATTTCTTCACCAAAACGCTCTTTAAACGCATCTTTTGTATAACTTGCCTTTCTAGCTACCCATCTAACTTCTTCCCAGACTCTTGCTGTTGAAGTTAAGAAATCTTGAAAATGCACATAATCTGCAATTACTTTATCATCTGTAATATCTTCTTGAACTGCGTAATATTTACCATCTTCTTCTGTAACTGAATCAGACTCGTATTCATCTCCTTCTTCGCTAATGTATTTTCCACCCTCAATTGGACTTACTTGAAGTCTATCTTGTTTAAGGCTTGCATCGTGTCTTATCCAGGTAGTACCACGACCAATAATAAGGTTATCTCTTACACATTTTTCTATAAGTGAGTTAAAATCATAATTTTCTGTTTGGTAATGAGTAGCACGTTCTAGCATTAAAGCTGCTGTGTTAGCAGTTGGGTCTTTATCTAAAAAACGACGTTGTGCTTGAATAACAGGTAAATTTGCATAAATTGCAGGTTTAAGTGTTTGAACATTAGACCAGAAGATATTTACTTGATATAAGGCTTCATCTAAATCATCCCCTGTTTTATCGCCTTGTGCTGTATAGGTTTTGATTAGGCTTTCGCACTTTTTCCAATAGTCTTTATAGTACTTTTCTGAGATTTCAATTTGAGAAATCCACTTTTTAGCAAGCTCTGCATTTTCGTGTGCAATTTCTTCTTTTTCTGTCTTTTCTTCCATTAAATTCTTTTATAGTTAAACTTTTTCTTTTCTTGCCGTTTAATTCTCATAGCATCATTAAAAGTAAAGGCGGTAATATCTCTAACTTTTTCTGGCTCTAGAGCCTTATCTTTTGGATTAACCCTAGTCATGCACACATACCGCAATGTATCTAATGCATGATCTTCCCCATCTGTGTCAACATCTTCTGGGTCTGTTTTATCATGCTGAATAGCAGGAAGCGTTCTAATTAAGTGCTCACATGTACCAAAAATGTATAATTGAGGCTTACCATCTTCCCCGTTTAGCCTTTTTCGTACTTGTTCCCACCCTGCCTTTCTTACGTTATCAGCTCTTTGAAACCTAATGCCATTTCTAAAGAATTCCTGCCCTATAGAAAATCCCCCTTCTTCTTTAAAGATAGCAGGGTCTGCTACAGCTGCATGAACTGGATATAACCTATCTCGTAAGTGGATACCTTCAGCAACTTGCCTAACATCAAGCTTTAAGCCTTTATTAGGTTCTGAGCATCCGTAATATTCATTGTAAACTATAATAGAACCTCGTGGCAATATCGTTCCATCTGAGATAGCACACCAAAGATAGCAAAAAGGTTTAGAAGAACCCCAGTCAAAACCCCCAATTCTAAACCAGTGGCTTGGAATCTTAAAAGGAGCTATAACATGTTTTGCTATATTAAATTCTGGAAAGTATGCACCTGTAACAACTGACCAGTCTCCATCAAGCCAAGCTCTAACAAGTTCAGGACTACCAACACCTTTTAAGCGATTAACGTAATCAGGGTCACGTTTCATTAAAAGTACGTTATCTTGCACTTTTGAAGGGATAAACATTACAATCATTTTAGTGTCAGGATCTGCTTTTGGAGTATAGCCCATAGGAGCATGGTCTATGAAAAATCTTTTAACCCAATGATGCCCAATACCACCTGGGTTTGCAGAACAGCGTATTCTTTTAGTCTTAACTTCCTCGTTAGCATTACGAAGACAGCCAATAAGCATTTTAAAGATGTCATTACTAGCCCAGTTGCCTAATTCATCAAAGCCAATCCAAGTATTCTTATTGACAATCATTGTGTTAGTAGCTATATAATGATTAGCGTTACGTACGGTGATGTCTATAACTTCTTTATCTTCTATAGGATAACTAATAAATGGGACGAACACACTTTCCTCGGAACATGCCCTTTCCTCATCGGTATATGGATGGCAATAGTCATACTGTGGTAAGGTGTGGATATATGCTTGAGTACTGCCCATTCCACCCATATTGTAATCTAAGAGGCATGGTTTGGCAGCATCGCTTAATAATGGAATTAGAGCTAGGACGCTTTCTTCTGCCAACTGAACGTGTCCATCATATAGATGGGGATAAGTTGAACAATACTCCTTCAAATCTTGAACTATTTGAGACCCAATCTGCTCACATGTCTCATCATCAAAAAGCTGCGAAGTGTTATAATCCAAATTTTGTTGATAATGTGCTAAAAGTTGCTCGCAACCCAGAAGTTTCGTTAAAGCAAGCATCCAAAGAGCTAGGCTGTTCTCCTCAAACGATTTTGAAAACCTGTAAAATGCATCAAATAGTATGGCTCTATAATATCCCTCAATATCCAGATGCGGAAGTGGTTTTAGGCATCTTACAAACCCATAAGCGCAAGGAAGCATATCAGATTTTAGGATTTTCTCACCAAACGGCATGGAACCGCTTTCCTGAAGTGATGAGAAAGATTGCCAACCCGAATC